AATAATCTATCTTTAAAAATGCCTGAAGATGAGGCAGAGGCAAGAGATATAATAAGAGCCAGAGCAAAAGCAACAACAGGTAATATTATGGATTTATCAATCAAAGGCAGATTAGGTATGGTCGTTGACGGTACTGGTAGAGATTATGATAAAATTAAAAGTCAAGTTGCAGAGTTAAGACAATTAGGTTATGATTGTTATATGATATTTGTTAACACTAGTTTAGATGTTGCGTTAGAAAGAAACTCTAAAAGAGAACGAAGTGTACCAGAATATATTACAAGAAAATCTTGGGAAGCAGTACAAACAAATATAGGAAGATTTCAACATCTATTTGGTATAGGTAATATGGTTGTTGTAGATAATAGTAAAGATGATAAAGAACTTACAACAATTGTTATGAGTAAAGTAGCTAAAGAAGTTAGAAGATTATTAAGTAATAAAATTAAGTCATATACAGCAAAAAGATGGATGGCTACAGAAAGAAAATTAAGAAGAAGATGAAAACATTTAAAGAAAGTATCATAGACATACCAAGACGGACATATGCGCCAGGTATATTTGATAATGCAGATACAGATAATCCTAGATTAAAACAAAGTATCATAGACATTATTAAGAGTGATATGAAAAAACACGTAGAGAAATATGGTAATGTTGAAAGACTTACAATTATTGGTTCTGTATTAACAAAGACATATAGAAATGACGCAGATTTAGATGTAGATATTTTAATAAAACCAAACGCAGTTGGTGAAGAAGATATAGAAAAAGTAAGAAAAGATTTAGTTGGTAAATTAATGGGTCAAGTAAATGGTAAAAATATTCCTGGAACTACACACCCTATTAATTACTACTTACAAGTTGATAAACAAATTAGTGATGACCATTTAGCAAAAGCAGATGGCCATTTTGATATATTAAGTAATACATTTACAAGAGTACCTAATATTCCTAAATTTAATATTGATTTATACATAGAAGACTTTAACAAAAAAATACAAGAAATAGATATTGTAAAAGGTGAATTAAAAAGAGATATTATAGACTATGATGAATTAAAAGGTTTAAGTGTTAATGATGTATTAGATTTACAAGAAAAAATTAAAGATAAGTTAGAAGAAATAGAAGATAGCATTAAACAGATAAAAGATATAGGTGATGACTTATCTGATAAAAGAAAAGAAGTATTTTTAAAAGATATGACACCAGAACAAATTAAAAAGTTTGGTGTTGCAAACAATATGCCTTCTAACGTTATCTATAAACTATTAGAAAAATATCACTACATAACTTTCTATAAAAAATGTAAAGAGATATTAGATGATGGTGTGGTTACAGACGCAGAGATTAATAGTTTAAAAGAGGCGAGAGGTAAATCACTTGCATTTAGTTTTGGTAGATTTAATCCACCTACAACTGGTCACGAAAAATTAATTAATAAAGTGGCAAGTATTAATACAGATGATTATAGAATTTATTTAAGTAGAAGTCAGGACCCTAATAAGAATCCATTATCGCCTAGAGAAAAATTAGCGATTATGAAAAAAATGTTTCCTAGACACGCAAGAAAAATAGAAATTAATACTACAAATATGATACTAGATATTTGTACAATGTTATATAAAAAAGGCTATAGCGACATAGTAATGGTTGTAGGTAGTGATAGAGTAAGAGAATTTGATACAATAATTAAAAAGTATAATGATGTAAAATCAAGACACGGTTATTATAACTTTGATAAAATTAATATTGTATCTGCTGGCGAAAGAGACCCGGATGCTGATAATGTATCAGGTATGTCAGCAAGTAAAATGAGAGCAGCTGCTTCAGCAAATGACATTGCTAGTTTTAGAAGAGGACTACCAAGAGGTGTTGACGCAAATGCTATAATGAAACAAGTAAGACAAGGTATGAATTTAGCCGCTCAATACACAGGCGAGACTAGAGAAGTTGTACCATTTAAAGACTTTGAACACCAACAAATAAGAGATTTATATATCAGAGAAATGATATTTAACATTGGTGACAAAGTTGATTTTGTCAAAGAAGATATACAAGGTATCGTAAAAAGAAAAGGTACTAACTATATTGTATTAGAAGATAATAATAATAATTTACACAAAGCTTGGATATGGGATTGTGTACCTATATCGGCAGATAGAGAGGTAGACGTGAGGGAATATAACCTAGACGTTGATTATGGATTTGAGGCAGTATCAGAGGCTTCTAAAGCACATACTGATAGACTTGCTCAAGATAAGGATATTAAAGATAAAAAAGGAACGCAACCTAAAAAATATTATAGTGGACTAAAAAAAGATGTTAAGAGTAAAAGAGATAAACATTTTAAATCAAAAGATACAACCAAAAATGACAACGAACCAGCACCTGGAGATAAGACAGCAAAAACAAAACCTAGTAAGCACACGCAGAAATTTAAGAAGATGTTTGGCGAGTTATATAACGAACTCAAAACCAAAGTTGAAAGTACAGACATTGGTAACGACTACTATAAACACACGTCAACCATAACGCCAGGTGAACCAGATTATCCAGGTTTTGAAAACCCTACTTACAAACCATCAAAACCAGGTAGTGGTGATAACCCTAAAGTTAAAAGAGTTAAAGGTTTCTTGGATAGAGAGCGAGAAAAACCTAGTGAAAAAGATATAAAAGAGTGGGCGGCTTCAGAGTCCACAATGAATAAATATAGGGAACGATACAAAGAGCAATGGGAAGCGAAGCTAAAAGAGGCGGTTGCTAAAATGATAGAGAAAATTTAATGGATAAAAAAGTTAAAACATTTAAACAATATGATAATATTGACAAGGCCTGTGAAGAGGTTATCTTTGAACACGAACACGAGCCTTTAGAAGAGGCTGAATATCAAGGTAAAAAAGTCAAGTTAAACGACCCAATTAGAGGTGGTAGTAAAAAGTTTTACGTCTATGTTAAGAATGAAAAAGGTAATGTCATTAAAGTATCGTTTGGAGATACAACAGGTTTAAGTATAAAGAGAGACGACCCGGCAAGAAGAAAGTCTTTTAGAGCAAGGCACAATTGTGATAATCCAGGTCCCAAAACAAAGGCAAGATATTGGTCTTGTTATCAATGGAGAGCAGGAGCAAAGGTAGATAACTAATGAGTAGATACAGAAAAACAATGTCAGAGGCAATGGCAGAGGTACAAAAAATCAGCGAAGCTGGTTACCTAGAACCTAAAATGAATCCAAGACAGATTCAAAATATCAAAAAAATATGGCAATTCAAAACTAAAAAAGATTTAACTCCTGCTGTAATTAAAATGATTAAGAATATGGATCCGGTGACTCAAGGTGCCATCAAAGACGCAGGTATAAACCTATTATCAGATATCGCTGAAGGCAGAATGTCAGAGATAGACGCAATGCAAAAAGCAGGTAAGTCAGCGGCTGAGATTGCTAAACTTATGAAACTACCTGTTAAAACGGTAAAGGCAATTCTTGGTGAACAAGAAACTGACTCTGCTCAAGATATGCAAGATGTAAAACCTGGTAAAGAAAAAATAAAAGAAGATGAAGATAAAGATTTAGAAGAGTTTATTGATGATATAAAAAATAATACACCTAACTCTGAACAATTTGACGAAGAAAAGAAAAAGAAAAAAGATGATGTAGCACCTGACAATGATGTGCCTGTTGAAGTAAAAGAACAAGAAGACCAATCAAAAGAAGTAGATAAACTTAAAAAAGAATTAGAAAAAAGTAGAGAACAAAATGTTGCTATAAAACAAAAAGCGCAAATGGATGCTACAAAACAAGCGCAAAAAAGTAGAGCAGCTTCAGATAAAATGGTTAATCCTGAAACAGGCGAACCATTATTACAAGTCGGTATTGCTTATAAACATTTAAAAGCAAAAATGGAAAAAGAAAAAAAAGAGGAAGAACAAAAACAACGTTCAGCTGAGATTGCTAAACTAGGTAAAGATAAACCTAAACTTAAAGAAGATGAATTAGATATGGAAGAGGTTGCAGAGTCAGCTGCAAGTGATAAAGCAAAAGCTATGGGACTAAACTATATGAAGTTTGGTCGTTATGGTAAAGATGGTAAGGTAACTCATAAAACTTCTGGTGACAATCTAGTTAAAGTAGGTAAAGATGATGAACCAAAATCCGATAAACCTGCTCCTAAAAAACCTGAAACAGGTAAAAAAAGTAAACCAAAAGAAGCTGATGATGTTAAAATTCAATCAAGAAACTTTGTAAAAGACCTAGATAACGGCAAATTAAAAGACGCTGATGGTAATGAAATTAATTTAGATTTTTATGATGAGTTATCTTTTGACGCTGCCATAGATAAAGCAAGAGAAATGGGACTTGATGATTTAACTTCACGACTTGAAGATATAGCTAGTTATGTTGCTGACGCTGAGATTGAAAATGCAGAAGCAGAATTTTTAGATTTAAAAGCAGAATTAAGTGGTAAACCAGCAAAAGATTTAGAAAAAATGAAAATTGCTGATAAGCAAATGGAATTATTTAATGACCAAGAATATGGTCCAGATAATTTAGACCAACTAGTTGATGATTTAATGCCATTAACAAAAACATTGGTTGATATGGCAAACGCAAATGAAATTGAAGGTAGTCCTGGTTCAGGTATGCAAAGCTCATCAAGAGGTTTTAGAGATTCAGTTTTAGGTACAATTCAAAGTACAGAGGAAATTTCTAATACATTAAGAAACGTAGCAGATGAAGTTAATGACGAAGAGATAGCAGATAAACTTGAAGAGATTGCAGGAGAATTTGAGTTTTGTTGGGACGAAAATAGTGACCACGATGGTTATACAAAATCTGGTAAAGTTAATAGCGCATTAGAAGCTGCTTTAGATTCAATAAAAGATTTAAAAAAATTACAAAAGAAAAAAGGTAACGCTCCTGATACTAGAAAACCTACAAAAAAAATAGGTGATATGATAAAAAATTCTTTTGATTACAATGACCCAGGCTCTATTGAAGACGCTATTGAATTTGCAAGAAAAAATGGTGAGAGTGAAGTCGCAGAAGATTTGGAAAGTATTATGGCTGAGATTGAAGATGATACTCCTAAAAATGAAATACAAATGAAAATGCAAGATAAAATCGCAGAGTTAACAAATGAACCACTAATGGTTAAAAAATATATGCAAGATTTTGAGGAAACATCCGAAAGAATACAGAAAAGATTAAGCGACAACTACTATGAAAAAGGATTAGAAAAAGGCACAGAAGTTTTTAAAGATTTTGGATATGATATAAAAAGATTTTATTTTGAGTTAAAAAATATGATGGATTATGATGATACTAAAGGAAGTCCTGGTTCAAGTGCTGGTTCAGGTTCTAAAGCATTTAGACCGGATGTTATAGAGAGTATGGGCACTTTTTCTGAACTTTATAAAGAAGAGGAAAATGGTGCAGCTTTTAATAAATTTATAGATAAGATTGCAAATACAAAACGAAGAGAGAAAATAAAAGACCTTATGGAAAGATTATCAGAAATTATGTATGATTTTAGCGAAAATGATGGTGATGAACAATTTTATAGTAAAGAACGAATGAACTCATCACTTGAAGATTTAGGAGATGTAGCAAGCAAACTTGAATCAAACTTTGCTTTAGTTGATTTGTATGACAATCAAAAAGTAGATAAACTTAAAGATGAAAGTAGATTAGATTACGTAGGCAGGTTA